GGCTTCTTTCCCGGTGATATTAATGAAAAATTAACACCTTGGTTATTACCTTTAATTTCTGTATTAGAAAAACAATTAGGTAAAACTAAATACGAATATATCCTTGAGAAGGATATCCTACAATTACAACCACTAGAAACTATCAGAGGACGTTCCTTTGAGAACAGTTTAGTTCTTGTGGATGAATGTCAAAACTTGACAATAGATGAGCTTAAAGCTATAACAACACGACTAGGTGAGAACTCTAAAATGGTTCTCATGGGTGATGCTACTCAGTCTGACATTGATAATGGATCTAACATTATTAGGTTTTGTAAAATCTGTGAGAAGCATAATATTGAAATCCCTATTGTAAGATTTACAGTAGATGATATTGTTCGTTCAGGCATTGTTGGTCAATTAGTACGGGCATTTATTAAAGAGAAAATTTAAAAGGAGAACCGTATATGGCAGAACAAATAAGAGGTCTCGGAGAAGGTGGATTAAACACTGATTTACCGCCAATGATCGTACCTATGAATACCTTTACAGATGTTCTCAATGTACGGTTTGATGACAACGCAGTACAAGCTATTACCGGAGAAACAACTTCGAGAGTAGTGTCTATTGTACCTACATATGGTATTCACTGGAGACGACCCGATCAAGGGTATAATATCTTTGCACAAGATGGTAATATTATCAGAGTAGATGCCGCTGGTAGTCAGTCTACTATGTTCAGTGGTACAGGTGCAGGATACACAAACAGCGATTGGCAAGGTACATACTTTAACGGTGGCTATGCTATTATTTTAAATAACGGCAAATCAACACCTATCTATTGTTTATATGGTGATGCAACAGCCAGTAGTTCTTTTCAACCACTTCCTAATTGGAACTATATTGCAGGTCTTACTGTTACGGCCAGAGTTATAAGATCACTTAACTATTCTTTAGTTGCAGGTAACTTAACATTAACACAGAGTGGTATTATTACATCTGCTCCAGGTACTATCAGAGTATCCGTACAAGCTGCTACAGGTAATGTACCTTCTATTTGGCAACCCGGATTAACAACAGATACCGCTGATGAGTTTGAATTAAGTTCAACTTCTCCTGTATTAGATATGTTGGAGTTAAGGGGTAATATGTTTGTATATTCCTCAGATAGTATTAACATACTTACTATTGGTGCTCAAACAAGAGTATCTCCGTATTCAAAATCATATGGTATTTTAAGTACAGATTGTGTTTGTGAGTTTGATGGTAATCACTTTGTTGTTGACCGTAATGACATTTATATTCATAACGGTTCTGGTAGTATTCAATCACTAGCCGACTTTAGAATTAAAAAGTATTTCTTTAATAACTTAAATCAAAATGCCACTGATAAAGTACATGTAGTTAAGAATTCTTTTTATAAAGAGATCTGGATTAACTATCCTAAAGGTAGTTCAACCGTTTGTAATGAATCTCTTATTTATAATTATAAGAATAAAACATGGACTAAAAGAGTATTACCAAATATTAATTATGCTTTTACAGGTCCAGCTAATGAGAGTAATGCTTTCCAATATGGTAAAGAAATTATTTATATGGCAACTAACACCACTCAAACACTAAAGACAGATGCTGGATACTTGATGTGGAATGGAACTGCATTAGTTTCTTTTACTTCTTATATTGAAAAACTTAAATTAAATACTGGTGATACAACAGGTAGCTCTTTAATTAGTTCTATTTACCCTGTATTTGATAAAGTACCTTCTAATTCTAATATTAATATATCAGTATTAGGTCAAAACAATTACATTGACAATGTAACATTTACAGCTAATGACTTGTTTGTTTTCTTACCTAACAATCAAAAAGCTCAGGGCTATAAAGTAGATCCTCGTGTTAATGGTCGTGTTATTAATTATAGAATTTCCTCTACAGGATATTGGCGAATGGCTACCTTTGCATTAGATGCAAGACCAGCAGATCGGAGATAAATATGCTTAACCCACCTATTACAGGTAATGAAGACTTAGATGCGTATCTATATGACCTACATGTAAATGGTTTAGATAACGGAGCAATTACAACTCCTGAAATACCTAACCCTACTGGCGGTAATATCTTAAATTATACGGATAGATATTTACATATTAAATATGCCGATGATAATATTGGAACTAATCTTTCTAATTCACCTACCAACAAAACATACTTTGGCTTAAACAATAGTACTAGCTCTGTTGAGTCTAGTGTTCCTGCAGATTATGATTGGTATTTAACTATTGGTTTTGGTACAACTAATTTTCTGTATTACCAAACAGTAGGCAGTAGGGGTACCGAGATGAGCTTGGAAGTCACCTCTCTTGGTGTGCAAGTGCATGGCGGCATGGGCTTCATCGAAGAAACTGGTGCAGCGCAGTACTACCGTGACGCGAAAATTC